CTGATGGATGGAAACCATGGAATCCATCTTCTGATCCATTAGAAATAGATGATTCAGGAAATGTTAATGAAGTTGAACCTCCTAGTGGTGATTTATTCCCAAATACAAATGAAATAAATGGAATCCCCGAAGATACTTCTGAATATATTCCTCCTGCAACATTTGGTCCTGAAACAGATTTGCCAAGTACGCCGGGAAATTCTGATGGAAGTATATTTGATGATTTGACTCCAAATCTTCCAGAAGATGTTGGTCCTTTGACATAATAATTTCTCCTAGAAATTTATTGTTAAATAAATAACTAATATGCCTCAAATTGTTACGGAAGATTTTCAAAAATCATTAAGATCCAGCCCCCACGGAAAACGCAAAAATGGTACAGAAATTGATGAATTATACTGTGCAATGGAAACCTCTGAAAATCCATTGGATCGAACAATACAATTAATTGCAGAGTTTCACGGTCCTTGGTCAGGTGGTTCTGTAGAATTAACTGATTTTACATCATTTGTTGCATCTGCATTAAAATCATCGCCAATGGCACAACAAGCTGTTCAAACTGCATCACAAGCATTGGATGCAGTTAATGCGGTGAATAGAGTTGTGGAATCTGCGGTAGGCAAGCATTCTCCATTAACTTGTGCAATTATGCCCGCTCCTCTATTACGAGAATTTTTGAATAGAGCACAAAAATTACATCCTTCTATTAATATGTATCTTCAAATGAATATTGGTTCTTTCCCATATTTTCAACAAATTAGCGAAGATATAGGTTTATTTGCCAGCATTGTTATGAATCAAAGTTCTATAGATCCAATGATGTGGCCCTTACAAGGAGGAGTCGGATGTTTAAACACAAATAGTCGAATGAATTTAAACACTTATTTAAAAATGGCAGAAGATATTTTTAATTTAATGGATAATGCTAATAATCTTACAAATGCATTGTTTTTAAGATCAATGGCAAAACAGAATAACATGTCATTTTTACATCCAGAATATTCTAAAGAAACTCCAATTGCTCATGGTCATAATTTCACTATGGATGTTTTTAATGCTGCAAGAAATATCGCAGCAATGGCACCATGTTTAGCAGCAGTATTGAGTATTGCAGGTGATGTTATTCGATTAATTAATAAATTTTTATGTTTAAAGGAATTGAATCGTTATAGTGTAGAAGGATTCGAAATATCTATGAATGAAGGTCCGAATGGAGAAGCGGTAACATATATTGTGGATCAATCAGGTAGACCAATGCATGATAATGAGAAAAGCAATGATTTAACTGATCCTACTAATGATTCTATTTTGGGAACGAAAATAGAATATAAAAACGAGACTAATTAAAATCTAAATATAATTATGATTAAATTTGAAGGAAAATATCGCGGAATTGTAATACAGAATAATGATCCTAATCAGTCAGGTAGGGTTAAAGTTTTCGTGCCCGGTATAAATCTTCATCAAACAAAAAACTGGAATCAACAAAACGAAGAAGATAAAATCTTCAAAGTGTTAGGTCAAAATACAAATAGTAGTTTAACACCTGAAATTATAAACAATCAAAAAGAAAAATTGTTTTGGGCAGAAGTAATGATGCCAGTTTTCGGAATGAGCGCACCGGGTTATTATCGTGCATCAACAGATTTTTATTATATTGGAAATGATTCAGACTATCTTTTTCAAAATAATAAAACAACTGATGCATTTCAATTAGACTCAATTCAAGCATCATTAAGAATAAACATTGGAATTCAAAATCCAAACTATGGAATTTCTCCACGGTCTTCTATAAATTTTAATTTTCCACAAATAGGAGCAAAATATTGCATTCCGAGAAAATGTGATACTGACAATAATGGTGATGTTAACAATTTTTGGAAAAAAACTAACACTCAATTAGATAATATAATTTCTCAATTACCAAAAGTTTATAAGAACAAAACGACTGTTTTGGATAAAGAAACTTATCCATTACCATCCACTCAAAAAAATAAAAATAGTGATGATATAAATTATTCAGTATTAGCAATTGATTTGGATGTTTCTGATCCAACTGTTTACCTAAACGATGTCCCTATTCCAAAAGATAGTCCAGTATACAATACAAACTGTTTTTACACTCCTTCTTTACCAAGTTCGACTCTTGGTTATGAGGCACCAATATTATATGTATCATCAACAGGAATTCCTGCAAATTCTTATTCCGAATTGCCTGTCGGTTTAACTATTAATGGTAAAAAAAGTTTAAAGAATAATTTTCAATTACAATCATCAAATGACAATGAAGTAATTTATAAAGATGGAAATCTTAAAGTAGTTGTTGATAAAACCCGAATTAATTCGATTACTATATTTCATAATAATAATCGGTTCGATTATAACAAAATAAATGCATTAAAACCATTGTTGAGTAAAAAATCTAAAATTATTATGCCGCGTGCTCCTCGACCAAACGGACAAAAAATGATTTCTAGAGGTGGCGGCGGTGCAGAAATTTTTGCTAATGTAATTTCCCAATTATTACCTTTATATATGAGAATGGATGCTCACATTGGAGGAGCAAACAACGAATCAAGATATAATATTAATACTGGTCGTTCTCCACTTAATGATCCAAATAATGTTAAAGGTTGCAATATAATTGGTAATATAGGTCAATCATATCGGGGGCCAATGAGAGCAGCAGATTATAATAATAATTGGAAAGGAATTTTATCTATTCCGGGAGTAGGATCACATGTTTGGGTTGTTTTTAATAATGGCGATAGTAATTATCCAGTTATTATTGGAACATTTGCATCACAAAATGATTTCAAAACAGTTTATAATGTTAAAACTAGTGAAGAATCTTCTGGTCCAGAAGTAACAACTCCTCCGCTTAATTCTACCACAACCGCAGAACCGGGAGATATATTAACATCAACTGATGAACCTGTTACAAGTCCTCTAGTTGCAAGTCCTGAAGTGATTTCTGAAACACCAAATCCTCCAATTCCGGAAATGGATGATAGTTATAGTTTAGATAATATAGAAGAAAACCCATACGAAGAAGAATTGCCTTTAGAAATGAGAACTTCTCCGAAACCGTTTATTCCATATGAAACCGAAGGAAATATGTTAACTCCATAAGTGGTATCAATGAATAGACTTACTACAGAATTAGGAACTTTCTTAATAACACAAGATGGAAGATATATAATTGTAGAAGATGGAAATGTTTAAGTTGATAGAATCCAATACTGCACATTAAATATCAATATGCACTATCCCGGAAAATATAATAATGACAGTTCTGAAAATGAAGAAATTTTCAAAGATAAAGTTGTTATCAATCAACCTTCAGGAAATATAGAATTTATAAATACAAAGGATTCTGAAAGTATAGCAATAACACATAAAAATGGGTCATATCACAAACTTGATAAATTTGGAACAGAAAGATTAACAACAAGAGATCATCGGGAACATGTTCAAGGAAATTCATTAACTAATATAAATGGCAGCAATACAATTACCATTGATGAAGGGGAACAAAAAGTTGTTTTAGGGGATAGTATAGAAACAACTGGAGATGCAAACAAATGGAAAGAACCAATGACTCAAATCAAAAATGCTCAAAAAGAATTGCATGATAAAAAAAGGTTATTTGAAGTAAAACGGGTAGATTCTAAAAATTCCATTGATCAAGCTCCGGGTCAAACAAAATCAGGAAACCCTGCTTCTTGTCCAAGTGATTCCACCACATCAAAAATAATTCAAACAAGTTCAACTACAAATGTTACACTTGAAGAAAACGTAATTCCTCGTAAAAAAATTATTCAAATAACTGATAACAAAGATGTTTATAAAAATGTAAAAGGAAGTGGTAATCGTTGTATGACATGTTGGGGAAAACTGGTTAGTCCATCAAGTCAGGACGGAGTTTGGGAAACTGAAAGTGGTAAACAGGATATTACCAAAAAACGAGAAGAAGTTCAGAAAAAAATTGTAGAATATGAAAAACAATTAGGACAAAATAAATGCCCGAATGGAGGAACTTCTATTAAAAATATTGCTAAAAATTTTATAGAAAATATCGGTTTAGTGTTTAACGATTTTGAAAGTTTTCGTAAAGATCCTCATGGTAAATTAGTGCCTTGCGGCATTAAAATTGATCCATTAGGAACAACTATATATACACAATATCGGGATTCTTCACTCATAGAACACGTAGATGTTGAGAAATTGCCCGGTGGTAGTTATGAACTAAATGTGAATGACGGATGGAAAGCAACAGTTGGTTCTAATGGTATTGATTTTAAAACTACTGGACCTTTGAATTTATTTGGTTCTATTGTTAACTTAACAGGTGAACAAATTAATATTGGTTCCAGAGGAGAACTTGGTTTGGAAGGAGAACGAGTGGATATCTCTGGAGATATAATTTCTATTCGTCCAAAAAAATTATCCAGAAGTTTAGAATCAGGTGGAAATACTGAAGAAGAACAACAAGTATTAATTGATGGCAATTTAAATATTGGATTAAATGCAATTGTTCGTGGAGGATTGCATGTTGAAGGCGAATTAACAACTCATCATATAACTGCTCCTTGTGAATATCAAATCACTGAATCAGATTTTACATGGGGAGAACAAATTCCTCCTACTTTTATTGCTCCTAAAAAACCGGGAAAAAATGGAATTAGAGCAAATGTTCGACCAGAAGATTGTGTAGAAGATTTTCCGAAAAGTCCAACATATGCAACTCTTTTACCGGGTGCAAAAATTGGATTTGTTAATATAAAAGATGAAACTACGGGTGTGGAAAAAACTTATGATGTTTATTCTTATCGTTCCGAAAATTTTGCACAAGTTGATCCGCATTATCATTACTTCAAAAATCTTCCGCTAAAACTATTCCAGAACGCCGGAGAATTGAATGTAGCGGCAGGTAGTGTCGGGGGTAGTGGAACTGCGTCTCCACACGATGCCGTGCGTGCAGTGGGTTCTCGCAACAACTGGACTAAGCCTGTGTTGAGTTTGCCTGTTCAAAATTCCAAAACGGAAAATTCAGTAATCAATAAATTTAGTAATTGCGAAAACAATGGAATATCAATTAATAAAACTGATTGGAATGAACCTGCGGAAAGCGATTCATTACCAAATGGCGAAGGAGTTCGTACTAGTAAATATTCAGATCAGGAACTTAAAATCCGAATAGCACAAATTGAAAAAGATTTAGAAAGCAAATATGCAGAATTGAAAAGTCAACTAGCAATGATTTCATAATTAATCATCGTTGTCATCCATAAAATCTTGAGCAGATATTCCTCTATTTTGCAATTCTAAAAAATCAGATGCTAAATCGGATAATGCTCTCATTTCCATGTTATTTGCCGAATTGACTAATATCATATCATTTCCGCTTGTATCAAAACCGACTAAAATATAACAATCAGTGTATTCTGCTAAAACCGTAGCAATCGCATTTCCTAATTTGTATTTTTCCTCTGGCGTTTTCTGTTTAGGTTTGCGGCGAATAGTCGGTTCCTTTTTATCGGCGGATTCCAATATTTTTTCAATTTTTCTAATATCGGACTTTGATGGTTGTTTGTTTTTATCGTCCACAAGTTTACTTATCAGTCTCTTTATAAAAAGAAAAGGGAGAGACTTTCATCTCTCCCTTTTCTTTTTCAACTTCGTTGATGGTATCTCGGATGTTTATGAATAAGTCCTCGACTATTCAAATATTCTGCCAAAACTTCGACACTGTCAGTGTCAAGACGTAAGTTGGTATTAGTATATCTTCCTCCATCATAAAGATGCATTGTTTCATCTTTATAGCAAGTGATGAAGATACTCATTCCTCCGTTATCTATGATAAATGACCACTTTCTTTCATCGGTGGGTGCATAATCGAATGCTTCTTCTTTGTCAATTGTGTATCCAATGTCACGAAGACGTTTAATACAATAGCTTTTAGTAGTAAGTTTATTAGACATTTAATTCAGCGGTTTCTTGGGGTTGATCTACGAGAAGAGGACTCTTTGTACAAATATATTCGATTGTATCAAAAACATCGTCAACTTCAACATCAGTCAAAATTCTATTAGATGAAATGATATCGAAATATTGAGTTCCTATATCGTATCGGTTAACATTATAAGTTACAAATATATTATCTGTTCCTTGGTTTATAATAGCTGTCCAGCAACGAGTATCAAGTTGATTATAACTGATATTTTGTCGGGTGACAGTATAGTTGGTATTCTTCAGGCGACCTGAAAAGTTATTGTAGTCCATTTATTTTATAAGTGGGGTTGTTATGTATTTTAGGTTTGTGTTGGGGTTTTCAACTTCGATGTACATGACTCCATTGTCATTTAATTTCATTGAAAAATCGTTTTTGGCTTTTAGTATAAACCTCAAAATATCAATATCATACGCTTTTTGCGGAATAATTGAGGTTGCACTATCAGTAACAAGAATTTTGATATCATCATAATGGGTTGCTGACTTATCACCAAAATAAAAATATACATTATTTTCTTCTTGTTGTAGGTAAAATTTACAGGTATCGGTGGAAAATTCCAATGCTTTTCGAATATTATTAACTTTATCCACGCTAATTTCCAACGAATGATGAACTTCGAATTGGCGAAATGTGTTTATGTTGAATTTAGGAACATCTACCAAATTATCATCCAATAGCCTAATATTGAATTTAATATCATTTGTGGAAAATGAACACATTCCATTTTCAAGAGAAAAATCCAAAGATATAAATGTTTCGTCATTATTAATACATTGTAATCCTTTAATCAATTTCAATACATTAATGCTGCATCGGTCGATTGATTCAGAAATATTCAATGGACGATACGTATTGTAAAGATGAATTGTTCTTGATTTGGTTGATGAAACTGAATATAATTCATTATCATGAGTAAAAATAGCTATTTTACCTTCTTTATTCAATTCATTAATTGGATTGATAAAATGAGCTATAAATTCTTTAGGATTGATCTGGATTTTCATCAGGAAGAGCGGCGGTAGTTGGAGGAGATAAACGGTCTAAAATAATTTGATTGCTTAGTATAAGCGCAGAGACTTGTTTTTTCAAGTCTTTAATAGAAGTTTTTAAAGATTTTATTTCAGATTTCAAAGATTTAACTTCAGTTATTAATGCATCACGAAATTGTTGTTCATCATCAAGATATTGTTTTTGTTTTGCATTGTAATCTGGTATATTAAAATTACTAGTTGACTCCATTGCAGGCATTCCATATTGAGGAGTTTGCGGTGGAGGCGAAAAACCTCCCGGCATGGGAATCAAATTTGGATTTGCTGGGGGAATAACTCCTTCTGGAATGTTCGGATCAACAGGCGCATATTGTTGTGGAGGCGCATACTGAGGGGGATATTGGGGAGGGTATTGTTGTTGCCCAATATATTGTGGAGGATTTGGACGTTGATTTCCTCCATTATTTAAAAAATTTCTAAAATCGGTGCGATTATGACGTAATCCGGAACTTCCGGCAAGATTTTGTCTCATTTGTCTTTCGACGGATGCCGCTAAAAATGCAATGTCTGTATTATCATCCATAAACATTATTTAGCGGCATCCACGAAATTTTCAACGATCAATCCTTTAAGAGTTCGTCCAGATCATCGTCTGCACTATCTCCCATTGGAATTTCGTCTTCCTCTTTATCAACTTTTTTAGAATTGAGTTTAACAGATTTAGACTTTTTAACAACTGGTGCTTCATCTTCATCTTCATCTTCATCGTCCATTTCGTCATCTGGAGAAGCACTTTCTCCGAACCAGTGCTTAGACAAGATTTCTTTAATTTCTTCCACAGGTTTTACCTCTGGAATAAATGTTTTCAAATCGTGTGCTTCTTGAAGAAGTTCCACGATACGTTCCTGACTAAGTCCAAGTGTTTCTGCATCATCAAACATTGTTTCGGAATAGTTATGATAACCACCTTTTTCCGTAACTTTAATGATAAGAGATTTACCCTTTTCACTCAAATCCAATGCTTTAGTTCCAATCTTTTTACTCATGTCACCAAAAATGGCACCATGAATACGTTTGAATACATCACTAATTGGTGCATTAGTCTTATCAAGTTGTGCTGGATAACGAACAACAACAACTTTACCAACTTTTTCTTTTCCTTCTGGATCATCCCCATCCACACTCACCAAATAAGCATTAACTAATTGCTTACGTTGACCAAGCAACTTATATGATGCTTTTTTTTCTGCGTCGTCACCTGCTTTGTTAGCTTCACTATAATGTTTCCATTGAGTAGCTTTATAAGGATCTTCTTTAATTCCTGCATCAGATGGAGAACGACCGCCAAAAATAAAGGAGTTATCTACACGGGAGGTGAATCCGATTTCCTTGTATGTAACAAACGTATTATCTACGTCCTTAATATTTGGCATGAGACGCACAGTATATGTGCAATTCTTTTTGAGGGACAGGAGTCTTTCATCTCCCTTATATCCGCCTTTTTCATTTTCAGTGCGAGTTTCCTCAACAGCTTTGACTTGATTAACAATATCTTCTAGATTTATCATAATTTTCTTAATTTGTTTCTTAATATTTTCTCAACTTTTTAGGTTATATTTTGTAGTTTTACCTACATTAGTATTTATCAGATTTCGTCGGTTTTCCTGCACCAGCACCATTTCCAGAATCGAACTGGACGGTTTTTAGATCAAATAAAAAATAGTTTTTAATTTGCTGTGTGAAATCTTATTGACAGAAGCGATTTTGGTTGTTTGTTGTAAGGATAAAACATCTTTTTATTTGCTGTATCGCTTCTTCCTTTATCTTACACTACTTTGCTCCCCTTTGCAACTGTTTTCTGATGTATCTTGCTATTTTTTCTTGGACTTTACTCAGAAATTCTTTTGTCTTCTGGCTTCCTTGATATTTGTTATACAAATTTTGTAAATTCATTGAAGACCCAAAATATAATTCAAATTCATCTTTTGGCAAATTATACAATAAATTGTAAAATTCTGGAATACTAAAAACAACATACCAAGAGATTTTATGTTGTTTTAAATGAATTAAGCAATCGTTTTGAGCCACTGAACAAAATTTAGGGTATTCTGAAAAACTTATTTCTTTTTCAATACAAAACTTTGCAATAAATTTATAAGATTCTTTGAAAAATTCAAATTGTGTTTCTGGTTCACTATCTTTTAGTAGTTGCAAAAACGCTAAACATGTAGAAATTCCTTTTTGACTACTATAAAAACTCAAAGAGTAATAAGGCTTTTCATCGTTGTAAATTTTATAAGGTGCATCAAAATATTTCTGACTGGAAAATGCAGGATATTTTTGAAAGATTTTTTCTATTTTAGCTAATTGAAATATTTTCTTTTCATCTTTTTCAATATCTGAAAAATTCTTTTTTGCACGAAAAGGTTCATTTTTGTTTTGACGATATGATTTTAAATATAAATTATAAATTTGTTTCTGCTTTTCCGTTAATTGATTCATTTTTTAATTTTTTTCGATTTGTTAAGAGAAGGATAACGATATGCCATATATTCTACAATAGAATACCACGAAGTTTCTGACATTTCAACTAGAGCATTTTGTAACTGTTGATGTTTTTGTATTGTTAGAAACAACGTAACACATGAAATTGGTTTATTAGTAACAATTGTTACTAAACTCCCAAATTTGTTTATCAAATCTTCTAATTCTTGATTTATTAAGAAAGTATTAGCACACGGAGATACAAAGTCATCATTATACATTATTTTTATTTAACTGATATTGATCAAAGAATCAATATCCAAAATATCTGATAAATTACCTTTTTTATTAAATGATGGTATATTTGGCATGTCATCAGAATCTTCTGATAAACGAAGAGTATCATAATCAATTGATAAAAATCCTTCGCCCCCTTTTGCACCATCTCGCACTTTTTTACCGCTATAGCGAATCATGTTTGCTTCCCGATCTTCATCGGTTTGCCAAATATTAACATGCGAATCAAAATCTGCTAATTGGTCCCAACTTCCTGCCATATTATCCAATCCGGGATTGTTTGCTTTATGACTTCCCCGATTAAGTTGAGCCACTGTTAAGATAGGTGCTTCAAAAACATAACTCAAACCTCGACATTCTTGAACAATAAACTGTAGTTCGGCATGCTTAGAAGGTTGATTAACTGAGGGACGCAATAATGCATGTCCATCAATGCATATCAAATCAGATTCAAATCCTTTTTTATCACGTATCTTTTTTAAGTATGCTCCAATATTTTTTGCAGAAACTCCTTTTGTCGGAACTTCTTTAATAATCAATTTTGATGATAACTTATTTTTAATTTGATTAATATCTCTTTGGTATTTGTCAATATTTTCTCCTAATGTTGCAATTGCAATTCCTGTCAACATACCGGAAATTCTTTTAGCATATCGCATTTCAGACATTTCAGGTGAAACAATAACAACATTTAAATTTTGAAGAATTATATTTACTGCAATATTCGCAAGACAAATGCTATTGTGGGTAACAATAAAATCATTCGTCAAATATAAGTGATCTTCCGCATCTACAGTGATGCAGGTGCATTCCTCTCCGTCTGAATAGAGTTCAACTTTAGTTATGCTATTATGAATTTCTTTCTTTTTATTTTTACCAAATAGAATTAGTCGTTCATCTTTACGAGGAATCAAGTTCATTCTTTTCCGAAAATCATAATCAAATCTGATTCGCAACGTATAATATGTATGATATTCTCCTTTATATTTCTTTTGGGTGCTTGATACTTTTGCATTGCCTCCTAATGAACGAACAACGAACGCCAGTTGATTAATCATTTGTTCATTTTTAAGAAGAATTTCCATGGAACTATTCTTTCCTATGAATCCATCTGTATCTATCATACCTTCCAACAATGCAATACGGTTTTCGACGGAAGTATAAATATACTTTTCTGGAATAAATTTTGTATCTGATTTCTTTTCACTTAATCCTAATCTTTCTAATTCTTCGACTAGTGGATTGTAAGATACTCCTCGTTTTTTTACTATATTAATTCCACGGGTTCCAGACAGTTCTAAACCCATAGAAGATAATTCTTCTCTTACTCTATACAAACAGATATCGTCAAAATTAGTAAATGATGTTCTACGAGAAATACTCAATCCCCCATCTCCTAGCAATGCTCCCATAAGATATGGTGGAATAATTAATTTTTTCATGTCATTTGGAAATTCCACTGGTTCACACAATGGAACTTGAAGTCGATTCTTGTATGTGACATAATTTTCAATTTTGAATTTAATAGTTTCTGTATCAAGTGTTTGATAACGAGATTTACAAGAATTCCACACTGTCCATAAATGTTCTGGGCAGCACAGTGTGCTTCTTCCATCCATAAAAGATACTTTA